AGATATTCCTCAGTAGCCGCGCGCACCCGCTGGCTTGCCGGTAGGCCGTTTCGGTTGAGGTATTCCATCGCGCCCCCCACGAGCCACCTCAGCACGGCTGGTCCCGCCAACCGCTCGCCGAGATTCTTGATCTCCCCGCCCGTAGGGACCACATTCGTGAACGGCACTAGCAGCATGCGTCGCCTGAACCCCATGCTCAGGTCCCTGATCTCGGGTTGGTAGTTGCCGTGGACGATCAGCGTGTGGCTCGGATCGAAGGAGAACTCGCGCCCGTACAGGTGCCGCGCCCGAATGATGTCGCCGCCGGTCAGTGCCTTGACTCGACTCGCCGCCCAGTAGCTGCCCTTCTCCGGCTCGGGGCAAACAACCATCCGCTTACCGTGCAGCGACGCGATCATCTCGGTGTGGACCTGGTCCTTGCCCTTGGCCGTCAGCAACTCGGCCGAGGACTCCATCCCGTAGTCGCCCAACGTCTTAAGGATCGCGTCGGTCAGTTGCGTCTTGCCGTTCTTGCCAGTGCCATACATGAACACGACCAGATGTTCGTCCTGTCGGCCAATGAGAGCCTGGCCCAACGCGACTTGCAGCCAGAGCTGCTGTTCCGCATCGCCCGCACAGCACCAGTCGACGAACTCCAGCCAGTCCCCCATGTCGGCAGTCGGATCGTACTCGCACCGCGTCATCCGAGTCAGCATCAACCGCTTATCGTGGGGCAGCAGTGTCCCATCCCGTAAGTCGACGATCCCATTGGCTACGTTCAGCAGGTACGGATCTTGGTCGAAGTCGGCGTTGTTCATGGTCACGCCCGGTAGGATCTGCATCATCGACCACATATTGGTGGAGCCCTGCGCCGACTTGAGCTTCGAGATCTTCCGCAGTAGCGACTTGGCCGCGTGTTCATCCGCCCCGTTGAGCGCGTCGAGCATGTCCTCCAGCATCACTACCGTCTCGACCACATGGACACCTCGGTGCGAGTCCGACCCCCAGCGTTGACCATCCCATACCGTCCAGGTTCGATCTTCGGCGCGCCAGTGCAGGCAGTTGTCCGAGACGGTCAGAACCACACCCGCGTTATCTAGGTCGTGCGACGATCTCGGGATCCCGCCCAGCACGTCGGGTTCCCAGCGCTCGGCTGAGGCTGCAATCTTGAGCAACTGGGTCATGGGAAGCTGTATCCGCCATTCAGCCTGGGCAGCTACCAATCGCGACACGATACCGACCTGGTTGTGTCCAGATCGACGCAACTTGCCCGCCAACCGAGTCAGTGTGACGTCTCGGGATCCCACGTGGCCGAACGCTATTTCATCCGGCCGGATACGCCCTTCGGTTCGAGTACCAACCGAGCCGATCGGTCCGTCCCACAACGTCTTAATCCAGTCGGGCGCTGGAGCCGGGGCGATGTCTACCTCCACCGAGTACCGACCAACCGGCGTCACGCTCGGCGGAAGCAAGATGTACGACACCCCTGCGCGAATGTCGATATTGGGGTACTCCTTGTTCAGTGGCGCTCGCGGTCCCAGGTTCCAGTCCTCGGGACAGAGGAAGATGTAGTGGGTTCCTCCGCTGGGAGATCGGTGAACTCGGGTCGAGGGCATTCCGTATTCAGCGACCAGACGTTCGAGAGACTCGGCGCCTTGTTTGTCGCCAGCCACATCAACGTCAAGCACCAGGTATCGGCCGGTGACGCCAGCCACGTTATAAGGAACGTCTTTCCATATCTCACGCACGCGGTCAGGATCATCGGTCGCGGTACCCTTCCAGTGATAGTGGGCAGCTGGATCTTTCGAATTCGGTGCGACGGGAGTGACGCGCCACCCGTCAGCAACCGCATCGAGCGCCCCCTGGCGCAGAGCTTCCCATTCCGCGCTCATGCGGGATAGACCGTAACGTCGTGGTATTCGAGAACTGTGAGATTGTCGAGGGGCTCGGCGGTCCACGCACCTCCGTCAGCAATAAGCCCCCATACGGTCACGTATCCATGACCGACTGTTTCAACCGACCAAATCGTAATCCCTTTGGGTCCGGGCTCGGTGCGGAGCATTCCGCCTAGTTTGAACACATGATCTGCCATAGGACCAGCCTACCATACGCGTTGACCTGCCGTCAATTACGCCGCATACCGCGCCTACCCCGTCTACAGATCGACCCCCGGACCATGCCAGCCGGGGGTCGAGCTGCCGTCGTGACGGACGTCTAGTGGGCCACCCCACCCTTGGTCACAGCCGCGTCGTGCGCAGCCGCGTGGGTGGCGCAGAGCAGCCGACCTTCACGGATGATGGTGCCGTCCGTGATGGCGGGTCGGTCGGCGGGTGCCAGCGTCACGCACTTGTAGCACATGTTGATTGGTGCGGTCATTCTGAACTCCTATGCGGGTCGAGCGGCCCAGCCCCGGGAAGGGAAGAAAATGGGACTGGGCCACCCGGAGGGGACATCAGAACGGAGGTTCGTCCTCCGAGCTGGGAGCGCCCCCTACCGTGACCGTGTCAGGATCGTCACCCCGCACGGCCGTTGGGTCGTCGGGGTCCACCTTGCGGGCGGGCTGCGAGCCCCCGACCGTCCGCTTGCCGAGAGGCATCAGTTCCTGGATCTGGTTCACGAACTGGCCCTGTCGCTTGCCCTGCTCGGCGATGACCTTGACGATCAGGGCCTTGCAGCGGCGACCAACGAGCAGGTCCGTGTCCGTGTTGGCGGGGACGCCGAAGGCGTCGAACGCCTCCTTCATCTTCCATCGCGACTTCTCGCTCAGCGAGGTGTTGTGGTAGAACTGCCGCCCCGCGCGTGGCTGGCCCGACGGGATCTCGAACTTCCACGTCCAGAGCGGGAACTCCCGGCCCGGTCGCGCCTCCACCTCGATCAGCACGACGTCATAGACACCCGGTTCCAGGATCCCCCCGGCCTCGGTCTCGTCGATGGCGCCCGCGAGATTCTCATTCAGCTTGGGCATGTTGCCCTCTCTTCTCAGTTTGCCGTGTGTGTGATGCGGGCCACGGCGCACCCGCGCCTACTATCCTACCAGCCTGGGGACCCGGTGTCAAGCCCTCATCGCTTCCACTTGATCGGCGGGAACGCTCGGCCCTGAGATCGGACCCAGTGGCCGACCGCTACCCAGTAGCCCGCAATGTAGATCCAGTTGACGACCCACACCCAGTCCCACCTCATTGCCCCTCCAGTATATCAGCGATCTTTCGAAAGAACGACGACAGGGTTGGCGTGGCCGGACTCGGGTGGAATATCGGGAAGTTGGCCACGACCCCGTTGGTGTCCAAGCCCACGAAGAAGCAGACCGGCATCTCGTCCAGCCAGGCCATGACCTGCCGCTTCTCCTCCGGTGTCAGTGGACCACCCGGGAATAGCGCGCTGGTCATGCCCACATCTCCACAAATCCTGGTATTACGGGCTGAGTTCCTGTGGGCTGGTACTCGGGGTAGTACTCGACCCGCTCTACGGTCTGATCACGCGCGAGCATGTAGCACTCAGTGCACAGGCAGTTGACGGTCACCCGCGTACCCGGTGGGACTTTTATCAACTCGGCAATGACTTCCTCAGCGGTCATGACTGGGGAACCCACTTCACCTCTTCGGGGTCCATCTCGTCGTTGACGACGGCGCAGATCCGGTCGAACGTCGGATCGACCATTGTGACCGGCAGCACTCCGAACCGGTCTTTGCCCATCAGGCCGAAGCGCGGCTTCGTGATTCCGACCCACTGGCCGTCGGTTGCCACCTTGGTCGCGACCACGATGTCGACGAATCCGCGCAGATCGTTGCCGAATGCCGGAGTGAGACCCGGTCGGTAGGTGACCGTGTCCCCTCCGATCTCCCCACCCGACGCGTCCACCTCGCGGCGCGACAGGGCCGAGAACCCGACGTGGATGGGCAGGTCGCGGAACTTGCGGGTGAGCGCTCGGAGCTGCTCAGTCATAATCCCGTAGTCGTCGAGCTGGACACGGAATGGGTTGATCTCGGATTCCTTGGGGACAGTCCCCATTGAGTCATGCTTCTCCCGCGCGGCGTGCGTGCGGAGGATGACCTGGTTGGTCGTAATGACCTTGGTGATCTCGGACATTGAGTCGAACAAGATCCCGATCGGGCAGAACGGGTCCTGTCCCTCGATCATCCGCTTGACTTCCCAGTACAGAGCCTCTAGTTGCTGGTAGCTCGTGGCTGGGCGCAGTTCGATGTTCTCGGCGGGGACCTCGAACACCCGGAGCGGACGCTTCTTCAAGCCCCCCTCCGCGTTAACGAAGATAACCGGCCCTCGACGGGCGAGGGTAGCCATGTCCAGAGTCTTCCCAGTCCCCTGTTCCCCGTACCACAGGATCTTGAGCGTCTCCTCCGTGTCGGCCAGTGTCTGGCGGGTCCTTGGCTGCCCGCCTGCGATTGACTGCACGTTTGTCCTCCAATTCGACGGTGTACACCCCTGGCTCGCCCTGGTAGGCAGGGATCACCAACTCGATCGGGGTGGACGGTGTGCCAACCAGGCGTGCGAGCGCAGCCTCGATTGCAGCTTCGGTGGCGACCCCTCCCGCACCGCTGTGGCGAATCTGTATGGTGTAGCGCACATACCTAGCCTACCAGGCCCAGCCGCGCGTGTCAACCCTGCCTCTCGTTGGACCGGTCGGGTGAACGTGCGATGCTCCGATTTGACGCGCCGTAACTCGTATGCTATACTGGGAGTCACGAAGGGAGCACACACCGTGGTTACTAACGAGGCATTCGCCCGAAGGGTCGGATGCAACTACACCATGGCGAGCAAGATCCGTAACGGCACTCGCAAACCGAGTGGCGGCCTCTTTACCCGGATCGTCCTCGCCTACGAACTGGACGCGCAAGCTGCAACGGAAGCGTACGCCGCTGGCCCGGTGATCTTCGGTGACTATCTGACCGCACATGTGTTCAACGCACCCGAGATGATGGGCAAAGCTGGATGAACGACACTGAACTGGACTACAACCAGAACGTCCGCGACACACTCAAGGCCACAATCGATTGGCTGAGGGCGAACTACGGCCCTGATCCCAACCGGGACGCCACAACCTGGCGCGTGGGGGTATGGAACATCGAGACCCACTACACTCACGGTGAAGGGACCCTGCATCTCTGGTTGGACAAGGGAACCAACCGGAAGCTGTACTGTCGCGGACGTGACGGCGGCGAGACACAACGCTTCATCGACGCACTGGAGGAGTGTCGAGCCTAGGTCTTGTGCCCCATCGACCCACGTGGTAGGATGGGTGCAGACGGCCCATACCCAGGGCCTAGTCCAGAGGAGTGTGAATGAGTACCGACACCGAAACCGCACCTGCACCTGCTCCGTTGAAGCGTTGCTTCTCCGGTAGTGGACGGTACGCCAACCGCAAGTGGGCACCGGGCGGCGACGCCACCTACTTGAGCCGACTGCGCAAGGCGCACCTCGACGAGACGATGCTGCCCGATCCCTGGTACATCCAGGAGCACGGTGGGGTCGAGGCCGAGAACGTTCCCGAAGAGGGTTGGCCGCAGCTCTCCGCGATGGACATCGCACGGCGCCTCGACCAGGAGCGTGGAGGTGGGGTCGAGTCGCACTGGGTCCACACTCTGGAGCAGGCACAGGCTCGGGCCGCCACCAAGGCAGCCGCCAAGAGCCAGCGCGAGGCGACCAGCGCGGCGACCAGGGCTGAGCGCGAGGCTGCACGCGCCAAGGCCAAGAACCGTCCCAAGAAGGACACCCCGGTTCGGCGCCTCGGTGGAGAGCGGGACGGTGCTTCGGCCACCGTGCTCCGCGCGATCTCCCCGACGCAGCTCCTCATCCGGTTCGAGGACGGCTTCGAGGAGCTGGTCACCGACGAGGACGTCGAGCGCACCGACACCGTCGAGGACAACGACCCCGTCGAAGAGGCCCAGTCGGAAGGCGAATTCCAGGAGCAGTGATCTTCCGGGCGACAATGCCCTGCCGCTCGGAACCTGACGACCCTCCCTCAACCCCTCCGAGGGAGGGTCGTCCCGTACGCAAGGAGTAATAGGGTGTACACGATCAGCTGGTCCGAGATTGATGCATGGCGGCAGTGCCCCTTCAAGTGGAGACTAGCCTACGCCGAACGCTGGACAGAACCCGAGGTATCTGCGCCTCTCGCACGGGGGTCGCTCTGGCACGAGTGCCTAGAGAAGCATTACCGCATCATCCAACAGACGGGATCGCTGGCCACGGCAATGGACACGGTCTCGGCCTGGATCGACACCATGATGGATCTCAATGACCCGGCTCGATCTACCGATCCACAACGGTCGATGGAACAGCAGACCATGATGGAACTGATACGCTGGATGTACAACGGCTACGTCCAGATGTGGCAGGCGGACGATCGCGAGTGGTCCGAGATCACTATGATCGAGGAGAAGCTCGACCTGCCGTTGATCCCCGGCATCGTCAACATCAAGTGTCGG